TTACCTCACCAAGAACCGCACCAATTCTAACAGGATTACTACGGCTTTTGAATTCTTTAGCCATTTGGCTATGCCATTCTTCCATAACTACCCCCTATGACATATGAATAACTTTAGTAGGTGCAACGCCGTCGCCAAAAGCATAATTGGCATCGCTGTAGAACCTAGCATGACCAGCACTAGTAGAGTTACCAAAGCAACCGCCAGCACCATCAGCAATAACAACATGGTCATTATCACCATAGATAAGTAGGTCTCCCTTGTTAGCATATCCGTTAAATGGCGTTACACTGTACCCTGCATTCTGTGCGTTATTAACCAATGTAGGTACATTAGCAACGCCCATATCTGCCTGTTGCTTTAGGAATGGACTGTAATATGACCCTGCCTTGGTCGCCACATCTACGCAACCATTATCACGATACACGCTTTCATAGCCGTTTAAAGCATTCATACCTGCATCAACTTGTGCTGCATTAGCGCTAGAGTTGACTGCGTTAGGTGTGATACTCGTTGTGGTGGTCTTGCTATATGTACTGGTATCAGGGTCAGGCACAACTCTCTGTAGATCTAGCACCATAGTATGGTTAGCACCATAGCTATGTTTGCAATTTGTTACCAAGAATTTATCGTGAATTTCAACCGTATAATCATCTAGGATAATCACACGCCCACTGCGTACAGTATCATCACCTAATAACGTAATGTTTAGCTTTTCGCCAATCTTATTGCTATCTTTGATTGTCTTGTTGGCAATCTGTGCGGTCTGTGCTTGTTTCTTATCATCTACCTTGATGATTTTCTTAATTAAGCCATACCGCTTTACACTTTCATTATCTTGGATAGTAGATTTAACGGAAGTCGACTTTTCTTTGCTAGAAATAGCGACAACACTGTTACGCATATCTTCCATGCTTAGATCACGGCTATAGTTGCTGATAGGTTCTGTAACTACCTTATCTAGCACTAAATCCTTATAATCCTCTACATGAATCTTGCCATCACGATACTCAAAGCGGTATTTATACCCTGTCTCCTCAGTGGCTTGCTTGATAATATCCCTAATTACATCAGATACTGGCTGACCTTGGTATATCTTTTTGATTTTAGTGTTGATTTGAGCCACATTCCCAAGCGGAATATCATTTTCTTTACATACACGTTGTATTGCCTCTGTCCCACTCACTCCATTGAATTGTATTTCAATTTCAGATTTATTGAGATAAAAACAATAATCAAAGCAAGTATAGCTATATTTATTAGCTCCACTTTGCTTTTCTGCAACGATTATTCCTTGGAATACAACCACCTCTTGTGGTTCTTCCTGCAGTGTCATGGTGGCACTCTTGTTATTGTTGCTCAACTGATTACTAAACTCTACTTTACCGCCAATGGCTAGCCTTGTACTCATCATGTTGAAATCAAAAGGATTATCCGCAAGGTCAAAAGTAAATTCTTGACCCAGTGTATCGATACCATCTGACCGCTGATAGTTATTGGTATACGCCGTTATTTCTCGTGTCTCGGTAACATCGTTGCCATCTTTATCCTTTGTTACATTCGTGTACTGTAGTTTCATTTAGTTGCTCCTTCCTCGGTATTTTCGCCCCCAGTAGCCGATTGTGTCTGCGTTGATACATTTGTATACACATACTCTTCTATGCTTACTGTGGCTTTAATATCGCCTACCTTATCGTAGGAGTAGGATAGGTCATTAATGACGCATGGCATATTGAGTATTTCAGTGCCATCTGTCTGAATAATGCATATCCGCATCACCGCTTTCATCTGCCGTTGGGCTTGGAAAAAGCTAAGTACTTGAGCGCCGTCTGTACCATTGCCACGAATAAAGGAGTAATCCTTTCCAACTGGTAACAGGATATTATCTAAGGATAAAGTTCTAAGTCCTAGTGGTCCTATTAACTTAATATCGCCCCTAAGACCATTAAAAGTATCATTGGCTTGTGGTTCGCTTATGGTTGGCAGTGGATTAGGTACAACTGGCAATGTAACATATTCATCAGTTAGTTCAGAGTGGAATACTATGTCCGTACTAGGTCGCCGTTCCATGTAATCCAACACCTTACCAACTAATCCATGTGTTAGCTTGTCAGCCTCTCTTGTAGCTCGTGATACTAGAGTCTTTTGTAGGTCTGCCTGCTTGGAAAGCATCCTACTTTTTGCCATTTTCTTGGCGTTATCTATAAAGCTCATGTTTCACCCCCTACATATTACCCATTGCTAGCATAATCTTATCCGTAATATGGCGACCGCAATCGTCCATAAATTGCTCATTGCCAATCACATTACCTTGGACTGTTACATTAACAGTAATTCCGCCACGATTATTAGCAAGTTGGCGCATACTTTCGTCATGTGGAATGACCTGCGAACCATTTGGCAAGTTGATTAACTCGCCCCTTTGGTTTTCATTAACATAAGTCAAACCACCTTGCCAGTATTGTGTGCCTGTTGCGTTATGGTGGTCTTCATCGCCACCACCGCCACCGCCGAACATATTGGATACGCCACTCTTAATAGCATCAATCTTGTCTGCTGCCCATTGGATTTTGTCTTGGATAAAACCAAGTACAGTAGTTGCAATGCTTTGGATTACATTAAAGTATCCGCTGAATATATTGACTAATCCGCTCATAGCCATATCCCAGTTGCCTGTAAATACGCCTACAATGAAATCAATAATCCCTTGGAATATTTGCGTAACGCCGTCCAATATAGGGCTGATGATCGTCATGAAACTGTTATATAACAATTGCACTTGAGCAATGACCGATTGGACAAACGCCATACAAGTAGACAATATGTTATCCCATACATCGGTTACTGTAGAAGAAATGGTATCCCATACATCTATGGCAACTTCTTTCACTGTCTCCCAGTTAGTAATTAACAAATAAATGCCAGCTACTACCGCTAGGATGGCAAACAACATTGGGTTAGCCATAACAACTGCTCCCAACGTCTTGATAATACTGATAACAGTCATAATGCCTTTACCGATTGATAAAATAGTTGGCAACACTGCGGAAATAGCATTGAACGCAAGGAATCCAGCCACAATATACTTCAATATAGGAGCTAAGAATCCAAGATTATCTACGCACCATTTAATAACAGTGCCAAGCCCTGCGATAACAGCCTTAACAACATTCATTGCTCCGGCTAAATTGTCTTGGATAACCTGTTTGTTGTCGCCAACAACTTGAGCAATAGCAGTAAATGCACCACTAAAAAGCCCAAATATATCCTGAATTACAGGTGCAATGGCTGGCATGATCGTTGCAATCAGGTCAATAAATGCTTGTTGCATTGGCAAAAGGCTTTTACCAATCGTAGCCATAAGTGCAGCTTGTTGGTTTTGCATCTTTTTCAGCTTGCCATCAGGCGTTTGCGCCAAAATTTCATTTTGATTTTTGAATGTGCCATTAACAATTTCATTAATCGCCGCCATGCGTTGTGCCGCATCACCATTCTTAATCATCAGCTTTTGTGCCTCTGTCATTGGGATTTTCATCCTAGTAAGACCAGCTACATCACCGTTAAATGCACGCCCAATTGCCTGACTAGCCAATNNNAAGTGCTTCACTCATATCGTCAATTTTGTCAACAGGAACATTCCACTTGTTTAGCTCGGTGTATCCAGCACGGATAGCCCCTGTTGAAATAACACCTACTTGCCCCCATTTAGCAGCATACCCATTTAACTGTTGTTGTATTGCGTCAATGGAAGAGGCCGACTTATCATATAGCGAATTGTTATTCTGAATTGAGTTGCGTAGCGTTACTTGCGCAGTTTCTGCAGCCTTAGCCGCATCCATTGCTTTCTTTCCATAATCAACTAAAGCCCCAACGCCAGCAAACGCACTAAGTCCACTCATCGCCAAGCCCATTTTGCCAATAGACCCAGCAATTCCCATAAACTTGCTATTAATGCCACTGCCAAAGTTAGTCATTTTATTTTTCATAACTGACAACTTGCGTTCAGTGTCCTTGGTTGTATCCCCTACTTGTTTCATCGGAGCGGTGAATTTATCTCGTAAGCTAAGGAGTACATTAATACTTTTAGCCATTTCTGCTCCTTTCTAAGTCTTCGATTTCTAACTCAAAGCAAGCCATATAAAAGGCTTTCTCTAAAGGGTCTAAATCAAGCAAGGAATGTAAAGTATGACCTTTTCGCATATAAAAGCGGAACATCGTTAATTCTTTGTCCGCCCTTATTGCTTTTTTACTTCATCTACAGGGTTTGTCATGCCATACATAGCTAGGATAGCCTCACCCAATGCAGTAATATCTTCTACACTGTCATTTAAGACTTTGTAGACAACATCTGTAGGTTCTGCACATTCATATTTAGCTTGTAGATCCTTGTTCTTGAAGAGCGGAACACAATTATAAATTAGTTGCACCATGGCATCCATAACAGTGGAAAGAGTTGCATTGTCTTTAATGTCATCCATAAGGCGGAGTACCGTTGGCAATGGTTGATGAATTACAGTTAATTCACCGCC